TTAGAGCTTTTACTACCGCAACCGGATGATCTTTATCACTTGGCTATGTATGGGGAGTCAAACAATGTCGCTCATTAGTAAAAAAATAAGAAATAGCGCACGCGGCCAGCAATGCCAAGTGCGTATACCAATCGTATGCAACCGCAACCCCGAAACAGTTGTACTTGCTCATGTTGGTAAGGGCTCAGGCATGGGCCAGAAGTGTGATGATATTCACGCAACTTACGCATGTTCAGCGTGTCACGATGCTATAGATGGCAGAATAAGAGTGAATACACCGCAAGCAACTAGGCTTTATGCGTATGACGGCATGGTTAGAACGCAAAAGCTTTTACTCGAGCAAGAATTGATACAGGTGGCTAAATGAACGCGATTTTTAAACTTGTTGGCACGTATCAAGGCCATCTACTTTTTGAAGATAAAGACTTGCCAGAGTTCATAACATCACCGGTCAAGGAAGTAGAACTAAAACCTTGGATGATTAAGCGAAACTATCCTAATCGCATACAAAAAAAATGGATTAAAAATTTTGGACTAACAAAGAAAAGGTGCGTTCATATATTTGACGACAGTATCTTTGTTAGCCCTGAAACAGTCAAAGCGCTACTTCATGAACTGAATGATAAGGGAATATTAATTGATGATTAATTTAACTTTGCCGTACCCACCAACAGTTAACCACTATTGGAAATCATCTGTAAAGCGCGTAACTGGAAGCAAAAGCCGAGTTGTTACGCGCGTAAGCGACCAAGGCAAGGCGTTTTCTGAGCATGTATTTTGGTTAGTGAGAGAGCAAAAGGCCAATAAAAAATTAGCTGGCGATATAAAAATGACCGTCAACATTTATGTTCCAGACAATCGCCGCAGAGATATAGACAACTTATGCAAGTCGATTTTTGATTCACTGCAAAAAGCTGGCGTTTACTTAGATGATACGCAGATAAAAGACTATCGCATGATCCATTGCGGAATAGTTAAAGGCGGGAAGGTAACGCTAAGCATTGAGGAAATTTAATAATGGGTGATATAAAAATGATAACTAGCAAATCAGTAATCAAAGACTTGCCTTTCATAGAGGATAAAAAGGTTTTTAGAGCTGTGACGATGGCGCTTTGGCTGATAATTGACGAGAACTGCGCTACAGCAAAAGGAATTAAGATAGCATCGAAAAAGGTAGGTGTCACAGCGACAGTTACAGGAAAAATAGTAAGAGAGGCTATACCGACATCATTTAAGAATGAAAGAGTGAGAGCAGCAATAGCTAGCAATCCAGATATAGCGGCTCAGGTGAACTTGAAAAGGCAGCGTATCATCCAGGAGGCTAAGGACGAACAGCATATAGCATCTATTATGGGTGAATTATGAGTCGCAGTTGCTTTGTAATGACACATGAGCAGCACCTTTATGGATGGAGGATTAAGCGAGGTGTGATTGAAACTTTTGACTTGTCTTGGCCTTGCTTAAACCTTGCTTGCGATCCTGTAGTCGATCACTGGCCGGACGAAGATAACTCGCAATCTGAAAAAGACACTAGCGAATTTGATTTTGATGCTCACAGAGAAGTTATTGCTATATTTAAACGTATGGGAGTGAGATAATATGCAACCAATTAAGCTACTTGCAAAGCTTACAACTAAAACACTTAATCTCACTGGTACGTTTGGTGGTAGTGGGCAAGACGTTATTGATTGGCGAACAGCAGCACATGCTTTAGCCGGCTTACCCTCTTGCCCGACTAATTGGGCTTACTTTCGTTATGTAGGCGAGGAAACAAGACTTAATCGTGTTGTACGCTCGCTTACTATGCACATAACGCTATTTGTTAAAATACGACAATACAAAATAAAGCCAGAAACACTTAACGGCATTGTACTGGCATCCGTTTATGAGTTTGTTCAACCTGTTTGCGGTGAATGTGATGGTAGCGGTTTAGCTCCAGGGCAAAAGGCCACCAACCTAGACGCTTTGATATGCACTAAATGCCACGGCACCGGACGCAAGCCTTTGTCTAATCGCAGTAGATGCAAGATTATAGGTATCGGACATAAAAGCTATTCAAGTGCGCATGATGAAGTAACAAAGGAATTGCTTAGGCTTATATCGGAATGGGAAAGCGCCATATTTAAAAACATACGCTTAAAGATGGGGGATGAAGCAGCATGATAACGGCAGTTGAGTTAGCTAATGCGGTTTCAAGATTACCGGACCCCGAAACGTTTAGGTATAACAGCATACAGGTCATATTGCATAACATACTTGAACCATCAGTTAGCAGTGCAGGCAAGACAACGTATTTAGACCAAAGCACAGTGACATTTGTAAAACGTAGAATATTTGGTGTTGATACGTGGATTGTAGAAAGCATGAACATAAGCAAATACGCTAAAGCAAGAGCGAGATAAGCATGAGCAAGATAACAATAAACGGCAAAACAATTACACACTCAGGCCGTGGCAGTGTGTGTATAAGCAATAACAAAGTTACTATTGGTGGTGTTGATATAAAAGATTTAGACACTATCGAAGAAAAAACCATAAACATTGTCATAGAAGGCAACGTTGAAAACATAATGACCGAAGATGCTGATATAACAGTAAACGGAACAGCCGGCACAGCAACCACTAAAAACGGCAATATTTCATGCCATGACGTTAGCGGTGATGTAGAAACCAAAAACGGCAATATTATGTGTGGAAGTATCCAAGGCGATGCTACTACAAAGAACGGCAATATTATGAGAGGCCGATAGCATGAGCAGAGAGCTTGACGAAGGCTTTAAAAGCTTTAATGAGTTTGCAGCAGAAGACCTAGACACTCTTAAGCAGCCTACAGGTTATTGGAATGGGAAAGTAAGCGATGCAAAAAACACAAAGCGATTTGCAAAGCAGATAGAAGAAAGCCAAAACCCTGTAGATGAATATGGAATCATTGAGATACTAAAGAAACATAACGCAGAAAGTGCTTTAAATGAAATTACAGCCGTTTTTGATAGGTTTTGCGAGTCTTACATGGACTCAAGGGAAGAAATACGCAAAGGAGCCTTTACAGAGGTTAATTGCTACTTAATGAACTCGCTTATTGAAGGGAGAAAGGACCCAGACATACTAAAGTCAAAAATAACCGAGCTGGTAGACTCTTACAATAATTTATATACAGGCAAAATCCATGCTAATAAAGCCAAATAAGATAATGACGGCGATAATTATTAAGTATCCAATACTCATAGACAAGTATCTAACGGAACATTAAAGAACATAACGGAACAACACCGGAACAAAATAACGCTCTTAATCTAATTAAGGGCGTTTTTTATTGTTTATTGATAAATTTAGGGTGAACAACGCGGAACAAATGACGGAACAATCAAAGTTGTAAGTTATTGATATTTAATTGATGTTCTGTTTTAGTGGAACAATTGAAGGGGAATTATAACGATTTGTCCTGTTTATCGGCTCAATGTTCTTTTTTACGCTGTAGAATTTGAGCCAGCAATAAACATCCGCTTGCAAACCCCCCAAGATTGATATATCTTTTCACATGTTGAAGAAATCCGCTTAGTTTATTACTTGGCGGATTTTTTCGTTTTGAACTACCAGTTGCTAACTATTTTTGCCCGACTTAACCAGTTGGGCTTTTTTATGCGCGAAACAAATTTATAGGTGAGTGTTATGACAAGCGATAAAGAAATGTGTAAAGACTTTGAAGGTAGCGGCGCGGTGTTTCCAAAAGTAACACCTGAACGTATTGAAGAGCTAATGAAGCAGGTTCGATACATTCCGTCATTAGTAGAGGGAACCACAACTACGCTTGCTGTTAGCGTCCTACCAATTGGCTTAACAGACTTTACTTTAGCCACTACCACAATGGCGTGCGTAGATAAGCGCAACTTTAATGCTGAAAAAGGTGTTAAATATTGCATTGAGAAATGCGAAAAAGAAACACGCAATAAACTGTGGGAGCTTGAGGGTTACGTTTTAGCACAATTCATTCAGGCTGGTCATTACAAGACTGACAATCAAAAAGACGACCAAAGCACAAGCTTTAAAGGCCGTTTAATTGTAGAGCTAAATGAGTTGCAAGTTAAAGTAAAGGCGCTTAGTAAGTTTGTTCTTAGTGAGCTATACGACAACTTACCTGAGATTGAGCGTAAAGCATTAAAAGAGCAGCTAGTACACATGCAGTCTTATGAAGTTGTCTTACGCGCTCGCGTATCAAGAAACTGTACATAGGGCTTTAAACTATGAAAGCAGGAAAGTTAATCGCACTTGCTTTGCCCGGTTTAACAGCCGGGCTTTTTTATGCGCTAAACAAAAGGCTTTGCTATGAAACTTTTATTAAAACGCTTCCCAACACCAAAGGGTATTTTTGGCACGTTTGGCGAACTATACGCAAAAGGCGAGTTAGTTTGTTTTACTGTCGAACGTGAATGGAATAACAATAAACCGTCTATTTCTTGCGTTCCTTGTGGAATCTACGAGTTAGTACCCCACGAAAGCCCAAAGCATGGAACGTGCTACGCGCTACAGCAGCAAAATTTAGGCGTTACTGTCTATGGGCCATCATTACGAACACATATTCTTATTCATGTTGCAAACAAAGCAACTGAATTAGCCGGTTGTATTGCGCCGGGCAAAGGTCTTGGTACTGTCGGCGGTGAGTGGGCAGTTTTAAATAGTGGCGGCGCATTCAATGAGCTAATGATTTTGCTTGACGGTAAGCCGGCAACACTGGAGATAGTAAACGCATGAGCGATAACTTTTTCACTAAAGCAATAGACTTTGTAAGCGGTGGCTTTGGCTCGACAGTTGTAGAAGCTGTTAAAGATTACTTCCCGCCAAGCATGAGCGAGCAAGAGAAAGCCGAACTTTCTTATCGCATTCAAACAGCCACAGATCAGCAAGCATTAAAGATGCAAGAGCTAAACAATGAAGCGCAAGCCGAGTTTAATCGACGTATCGCAGAATTAGAGGGAACGGCTAAAGATTTAAAGTCTATCCCTTTACTTGGTCCCTTAATGCTTTTTTTACGCGGTTGCCAACGTCCGGTTTGGGGCTACTCAACTCTATACATTGATTTTAATGTGTTTAGTGGTGCCTGGACAGGATTAACAGACACACAAGAGAGCGCTTTGTGGATTATTAATTTTTTAGTGCTCGCTTTTCTATTTGGCGAAAGAGCAATGAAAAATGTAACCCCACTAATTGAGCGCATTATCAAAACAAAATTAGGGAACAAAAATGCCTAACGAAACAGGGCCTATATTAAAGAGCTTGATTGATCTGGGCCTTGGTTACGTTTGGTTCTTATTGCTCGCTATTTGGGGTGGCACCGTGAATTATCTAACGCGCAGAAAAAAGGACAAACTACCGTTTAGTATCGTGGAATTAATAGGCGAATGGGCTATAAGCGGTTTTGCGGGAATAATTACAGTGCTTATCTGTCAAGAAATGGGGCTATCAGCAACAATAACCGCTGCGACTGCAGGCATTGCAGGTCATATGGGTGGCCGCTCTATATTCATGTTAGAGCAACACTTTCAGAACCGCATAGGCATCAAAGGCAATAGCGGTGACAAGTAGTGTCAAAATGGGGCGATTTAAACGAGCTATTCCAAAAAGAGCATAGCGAAACAAAAATATCGTTGCGTGATTTTTGCGACAACAACAAATTAAACTACAGCACTGCGCGAAAGCATATAAGAACATCAAGAGCAGCACCGCGTAAGGTTGTAAAGGATGAAGGTCAAAAGCTCACAAGAGCGCCTAACTTTAGGCATGGCGGTTATTCAAAGTATTTTAATGGCGATGTTAACGAACTTGTTGAAGCTACCACTTTAGAAGATGAACTTGATCTTTGTCGTGCACGCATTCACATGGTCATGGAAGCTTTGCCAGGTATTCAAAATCTATTAGATGATCCTGACACTGA